CTAGCTTACTCTAGAGTAGTTGAAACTTCTAAATTACACTTATATACAGTTCTGTTGGAGTTGAAGAGACTACCAATGTAACTGGATATGAGGGTCGAAATAAAGATTCTCTACCATTGTTTGTTATGAGTTTGCTCAGACACTTACTTTAACGGTTTGAAGCGCCGAATAAAGATAAGTATTACTAATAAAGCGACACCCATATAGGTACATCGCCGTAACCTTGAAATTACTAATTGAATTTAGTACGGCTTTTTCCCGGTTTCGACCGGGTTTTCCTGGCTTTTGCCAGGGTTTTCTATTAACGTTTTTAGTTGAATTTAAGATTTGTGAATAAATTTAACAGTTTGTTGGCTTAAGACAACTTGGATGCATGGCTTGCCCTGTCCATTTTACCGACTTACGAGTCGAAGACGCTTTTGTGTGTTTTGTGTAGATACAAAGAAACACTCACCACAACCTTAGGTGGTCCGAAACCCTTTATGGTTATTAGGGACACCGAGCCGTAGGATCACGGTCTAAGTTGCTTTGAAATCGCTCGCGATTAGGCATTAGACACACGTTTCGTTATCCAACAATATATAGCGTCTCCGAGAGGAGATTTGAGTTTTGTTGTTGGATTTATCGTTATTAAAACGTGGTCCGCTTGTTGAACAGATTGTAAACAAGAAATTTGTTTACTTTTTCTGTTCACTCGGCTCATCGGTTTTTAATTAAATTAAGATGAGCAGTGAACGAAAGAGTATTAACGCTATTCCAGTCCCAAATTTGTCTTGGGGACTTACCGAGAAGGAAGCTCGGCGCCAAAAGAACAAGGTGCGCCAAGCAGCGAGGAGGAAAGAAAGAAGGAAAGAAGTGATGAGAGAGAAAACGGCTCTTTACATTGAAAAATGGAAGAAGAGTTCGTCTAAATTTGAATCACATGGAGCGAAAGAAATGCGGAAGAAAGGTTATGATTGGTTAGCTGACAAATGGCAAAGCATTTGTACTTCCCAATCGAAGGACGAAGGATACGAACGTGTCTTTCAGTATGGAGAGAACATCATCCTCTTGTTTTTAGCATTAAAGGATGCTCGTTCTCTGACGCAAGTTGCGTCGATTCTTGCGATGTATGTGAAAATGCACTTAAAGGAAGAATCACTTGTGAAGAAAATGTTAGACTACATCATGGATATTTTTAAACCAGACGGAACCGAGGGAGAGCAATCTCTTTGGCAAAGTGAATCTGGTGAAGAAGGTTGGATGAGTTACATTTTCTCAGGATGGAAATTGCTAAGAGCTGGACCGCTTTTCTCAAAAGTATCAGCTTTGTTGTCCACACTCTTGGCAATGGGTTTGATGTCAGATACAAAAGAACTTAAATATTCCTCATGGGGGATGGATTTGTTCCGAGTTTCAGCATCAAAGGGTCACAAAACAGCTGTCGATTTGATTGAAGCCATTCTTGGCACTATGAAATTTTTTGTAGAGCGAGGTTATAAGTGCTTTGAAACAGGATCGATAAGTCCGTTGTTTTTTGACGATGATGCGCCATTACAATTTTATAAGGATTACACTGATTTTACTTCGAAGTTTGAGTGTGTAAGACTTGGTAACTATGATCAATCTCCGTGGAAAGACGATAATCACTTTGATTTAGAATTGAAGAAGATAACGGAAAGATGCGAATTGATCATGAAGGATGCATCAAAACACGACAGGACGTTAGTTGCTCGACATTTAGAAACGCTAAAGAAATTGCGTACTTCATTCGAGTTGACACGCCAGTCGGGGGGTTTGAGAATGGCTCCCTATGCTTTTCTGATTTATGGTAATTCAGACGTGGGCAAGAGCACGATAGCTAACAACTTGATTGTTTTTGCTCTGCGACAGTATGCCAGGATAGAAGGCAGAGAAGACGAAGAAATTGACGCGAATTGCATTTGTACTCTCAACGAGTTAGATCAATACGATTCAGATTATAAGTCACATACTCAGGCTGTTCTCTTGGATGATATGGCGAATGCACGAATGGATACAACAGGAATTTCCATCGCGCCAAAAGTCATTAATTTCATAAATAACATTCCGAGAACAGCGGTCATGGCTGATGTTGAGTCCAAAGGGAAGATTCAAATTCGACCCAAAGTTGTTTGTGGAACCACGAATAATTGGGCCGATTGGGCATATG